ACTGTGTTTGCAGAAGTGTCTATTGTTGCAAATTGAATATCATCTGCACCATCATGGATATATAAAGTCCAAGTTGATGAAGTTGTGTCTATCCAAAATTGACCAGCATATTGTGTGCTTGGTGCTGATGTTCCTGAATTATTTGTTGCGATAGCTGAAAGTGCGTTATTGATATCTGCTCTTGTTGCTGGGAAACCTTGATTGGCTATTGTATAATCGTGTTGGCTCATAATTTATTATTGCTGACTACCCAAACCTACGGCTTGATAATCAAAAGTTCTATTTACTGTATTAGCACTTGAATCAAAAAATTCAATATTAAAATTACTAGAACTTTTTGAATTTAATACAAAGTAATCACCTGTATTAAGATTTTGTGCGATAATTGTCAATGTTGGAGTTTGATAATAAGGACTATCAAAAGTTACTGTTTTACCAGCTACATCTGTTCCTGAAGTTATGTTAGAACCATCTTGAATAACTGTTGGTAGTAATAGCTTAAGAGATAGATTGTTAATTTGTGGTGTCGCAGAAGTATCGCTACTTGTTAAAACTGCTCTGAATTTAACTGCTCTAGCTACGTAATCGCCAGCTTTAAAGTTTTGATAATTACCATAAGTTACTGCATCATCTGACAATGCTATTTGTAATTGTACGTTAGTAGATATAGCTTGTCCGTCAGCACCATCAAATAAACCTTGTTTAGAATCAAATAGTCCAGCTTGTGAATCAAAGTTATCAATATAATCTAAATGATCTACGTTAAATTCATTAAGAAGAAGTTTAATCTTAAATTTAGAACCAAAATCAAAACCATCAAAGTCATATGTTCCTAAACTAACTATTGAATTGTTACCACCATCAAATAATCCAACTGCATCATCAAAATCTCCTGAACTATCATCAAAGTTTCCTGTATCTAAAACAAGTGCATTATCTACAACAATACAATTTGTTTTTGTTCCTGTAAAAGCTGTTTCTTCTGTAATCGTAGTAATAGGTTTAACTCCATCTATTACTTGTTGTGCAATAACTACTGAATCTGCATTAGTTGAACGAACTCCAAATTTATCTACTGCTTTGATAAAGAATTTTCCTACACCAACAAATGGAGTAACAATTGATGTTGCTGGTCTAGCAATTCTAGGAACTAATACTGTTGTATTTTGATAAAATGTTTCTGTCGTATCTGATGTAAAACGAATCTCATAATAATCTAAATCTAAATCACTTACTGCTGTCCAGTTATGATGAAGTTTATCACCAACAACATCTATAGAATAATCAGTAATATCTGCTGGTGGTATAAATGCTGTAACCACTTCGTGATTAGCAGAAGTAAATGCTGAACGAACTCCTAAACTATTAATGGTTCTTGCACGTATATTATAAATAGCACCTTCTTTAACTGGATATTTTTCTACAATTTGGTTTGTACCCCTACGCATTAATCTGTAATCTGTTTCAGAAGATTCTTTGTATTCAACTTCAAACTGATCTGCGAATTGATCTGTGTTTGTAATAGTAACAACTAATTTAGAAACAACTGATCCATCAAATAATTCTATCACTTCATCTGCAACTGATATCGCTGGTGCTTGAACGATATTAGGATTAGGAAGAATAGTATCTGCAATAGTAGCGATAGGATTCTTTTCATTAAATGTATAAAAATTATCTTGGTGTTCAAATAATTGCACATCAACAGTTAAGTCTTCATTGATTGCTAAACCCAAAACTCTAAATGGTTTATTATCAAATCCACCACTTGGATAAGTTATTCCTACAATATCACCAATAGCTAAATCTAAAAATTCAGATGTTAATCGTAATTGTATTTGTAATTGATTTCTTGATCTTCGCAAAATAACTTCACACAATGCTTCTGCGTTGTATTGAGATGTAACACTAGGAAATGAAAAATTACCTTCTAATAAAGTACCATTATCTTCTGCTAACATTGTTGAGTGTTTATCAGCAGTAGCTAAGTTAGTTTCATCAATAGGTGGATAAACAATTGTATCTTCTTGCCAATTCTTAAATGGGTTTATAAATGTTCCTAACACACGATTGTATTTAGTATTTTTACGTTCACCTAAAACTTTAGCACCACCGATTACATGATCTTTAGTAATGGTTTTGACTGCTGTTCCTGTTCCTTCAATTTTAAGTTTATAAATACCATTCGTATAAGTAAATAATCCACGCATTGGATTAAGTAATTTTTTGACATTCTCAATAACTTTTTGATCTGTATCTAATACTGCATTGGTTTCAAATTTTAATATTGCTGGAACTATATCAGTAATTTCTTCTGAACTTGTAAATATACCTGATAAATCTGTGCTATAACTACCACCACTTACTCTCCATTCAAAAGTCATACCTGTATTAGTTGGTGCGTTTCCATAATAAATAATAATTGGATATCTTTGACTACTTGTTAAACTTTTACTTCCTGTTGCTGATCTAAATGAATGCCACCCACCATTATTAATTACAAGTTTTGCATTTCTATTGGCTTCTACTTCTTTAAATAAACTATCTACAGTTTGACCAGCATCACCAATATAAACGTGCGAAGCATCATCTGATGTTGTTCTAAATTCATAAGTCGTAGTTGATGTTGGATTAATATAACCAAAATATCTATCAGAAGTATAAGGTGATGTTGTTATATAACTCATATTTGTTATAATAGATTCAGCAGTAGGAAATATATTTAAAAAATGTCTAGGGTTATCTGAATAATAACCATTGAAGTCTTGTCTTTTTAATCCAGCAATACTAGTTACTGTTACTGTTCTAGGTACTATTTCTGTATCTGCATCATCAGCAGATGTTTTAAAAGAAGCAAAGTCAGATTCAAAAGCATCATTGGGTAATCCTTTTCCATATCTTGTGTTTCTTAAATAATCTAATAATACTAAAGCTGAGTTTGCAGAATATTTAGTGGTTGCATCTCTAGGATCATAAATCTTTTTACCTTGTAAAGTTACTTTAATTTGTGGAATAGAACTAAACATATCTTGATTCCATTCAAATCTAAAAGCAACATAAGCTACACCTCTTAATCTATGATTATCTGTCCAGTTAGTTGATGNTGTTAAAATAGAAGAAGCTACTTGATCNTCTGTTCCNAAAAATGCTTGTGCTTGAATATANGAACNACCACTATAAAATACTTNATCTCCACCTGATACATTTCTTACTGTNCCATGAGTTAATTCTCCATCAAAAATAACTAATTTATCATCNACATAAATTTCATCTATAGCTTCAATCTCACCTTCGCAAAGTNCACAAGCCATGTATAAATATTTGTTATCGCTACCTGAAGTTTCTAAGAAAACTCTAGTAACTCCGACTTGTCTTCTTCCATAAACTATAGGTATTTGTGCATTGTTAGATGACTTATTGATCAGTACACCTTTTTCTTCTTGCGGTGTATCAAAGTCAGGTATTTCAGGAACAGGAATTAACCAACCTATAAAACTACTAACTACACTTACAACTGCATCTATTACACCACCCATTATACGTGAAACTCCCTTTTAAACTTTTTGCCTACTCTATAAATATCTGCATTAGTGCGTAACCAATTAATAGATTGGTCTATGTGTAATGCTTCTTTAAAATAGTGATAAATATCTCTCATCATGTTAAATGTATTTTTAATAGATACTATTTCTATTAACCAAAGATTGTTTCCTGATTTCCATTCATTAGATTTTAATTTACCAGTTTTCTTAAATCTTTGTTCTGTTAAGTGATGTATGTATGCCCAATTAACAAAGCCAACTAGTTTATCATTATCATAATATCTTTTGCATTGTTTTAAATTCATAGATGGCATTAAATATAATCTTAATTCATTGTCAGTCATATAATCATATCTTTTAAAGTTTCTAAATAGTTCTACAACTTCTTGCATTATGCTCTACCCCATTTAATATCTTGTACTGTTTGTGAAGCATATTCAAAACCTAGATCACCAGCAAAATGTACTTGTTGAGAATTAGTATTTGTTTTTCTTCCTTCTATTTTATCAAAATCTGACCAATGCGAAGCTACTACAATTTGTGCATTAGATTCTGTTTCTGTTTCGTCAATGTTAAAAGATTCAATTCTACCTTTAAATAATAAAAATGGATCAGCAATCACAGCTTGGTTAGCATCTAAAAAACCTTTATATACTTCTGCTTCTTTTTCCATGTAGGAGTTTGACAAAAACAAAGATATGATAGTTTGATCTGCACCTGTAAAATCTATTGTGATATTAGCAACATCTACTTGTGATGATTCTGTTACTTCAGATACTTTAAGAAATAATGATGATGCTGAATAAGTATTACCATCAAAAGTAACATCTTTATAATGATCGGTAAATCTAAAACCTGTTCCTACGTTAATATAAACTAGAGTTATTGGATTAAGTTTATCCGTAGCTAGTTCATTATTAACTGCCGTAGTTAATCCTCTAGCCATTATAATACCTCTATTAAATCAATTTCGTAATTAAAATATTCTTGAGTTCCAATATTAAATTCTTGAATATCATTTGTTAATGAAACAGTAAAATCAACATTGTCATAAACTAAAGCAGTATCATCATTAACATTACTTCTTAAAGGTGGTTCAAATGTCAATGTACCTTCACCATAACCATCTGAATCTAAATCTTCAACTGCCATGTACACTTTGTCTTGTCCTGTGAATCTAAAATAATCTCCAGCTTTTAATATTCCATTAGTTGATACTGTCATGTTATCTATAGAAGCTGTTGTAGTTCCAGCAGTCAAAGCACCATTCACAGATATAGTTCCTGTTGCTACACCTAAAGCATTTTTAACTGTTGGTGGTANTANNNTAAAAGATTCTAATTGTGATCTTTGTTTCATTACAAATGCTTGAATAGG